TGTTACAATGTTACAAGCACTACTGAATTGGATAGTGCTGGTACTTTGCAGATTAGGGAGTTGGTAGGTTTGTCTCATGTTTCTGGTGTGATTGAGCCCGTAACTGTTTCTATTATTGCTTGGGCTGAGAACATTGTTCTTGGCGCTCCAACATTTAATAGTGCTGGAGGTCTCGTTGCTCAATCAGGTGATGAATATGGTGAGGGTGTCGTATCCCGACCCGCTTTCATTTTGGCGAAGATAGCTGGTTCTTTGCGTAATGTTCCTTTCATTGGTCCTTACGCAATGTCAACGAGTATGGGAGCTCGAAACTTAGGTAAAATTGCCCAGATTTTTGGACATGTTAAACCCAATATTGTTTCAGATATAAACTTTATGAATCCTAGGTTTCAACCTAATCTTGCTTCCGCTACGCAACATGATCCCATTTTTAAAGCCACTCTTGATGACAAGCAAGAGGTTACCATTGATCCCCGCGTTGTAGGTTTGACTGGGCGCGATGAGATGTCGATTGTTGATATAGCAAAGCGAGAGTCCTATATCACTCAGTTTAATTGGACGCAAACAGGTGCCGTAGACACACGGCTATTTTCCACTTTGGTAACGCCCAATATGTGGAGAGTTATTGGTACTGGTATTAATGCTCAGTATCTTCAAACTCCCTCTAGCTGGGTTGCTACACCTTTTCAGTATTGGCGCGGTACTATGAGATTTCGTTTTACTGCTGTGGCTTCTACGTTTCATCGTGGACGTGTGAGAATTGTTTATGAGCCCGGTCTAGGTTTACCTACGGTTGGTGCAGATTTTAATACAAATTTGACTCAGATATGGGATTTATCCGAGTCAAAAGAGATGGTGGTTGATGTCGGTTGGCACCAACCTTATTCTTATGCTCCTGTATCGAATATTCAAGATTTGATTGTGCCTTTTAGTCCCACAGCAACAGTTAATAACCCTGTTATTCCGTTTGCCAACGGATCGCTAGCGATTTATGTTTTAAATGAGTTGACTGCTCCGGATTCCAATTTAGCATCTCCCATCACTATCTTGATGTCTGTATCTATGTGTGATGATTTTGAGGTGTATTCACCGCAAGACACTATGACGAATTTGGAGTATTTCGTCCAATCTGGGGACGCTATTGAGGAAGTGCAGTTTTCACCGCATAGACAGCCGGCACATGTCGTCTTCGGTAATACACTGAAAGAAGACGCTACTCCGGCTATTTATTATGGTGATCCCGTTTTGTCGTTGCGAACTTTGTTAAAGCGTTACACTTACTCGGCCACTTGGGGTCAAGTTGGTACTGGAGCTGTTGCCCGATATTCTTGGAAAGTTAATTTACCTCAGTTTCCTTTATATCCTGGGCGCGCTCCTTTAGCGGTCCACGCAGCCACCACACCGATTAATTTTGTATCAAATACGTTTTTAAATTATTTCACGCCTGCTTTTTTGGCGCGGCGTGGAGGTGTGCGACATAGATTTGTTCCCGGAAACAACGACGTATTTTTGGGCAACGTTACTTTAGGACGTGCTGTTGGAGCGGCGTATTCCAACACGTTGACCGTGACCCCCGCTTTTGCCAATCCGTCAAATATTGCGCGAGTTAATAGGGTTGATCATTACGGTGTTAGAAATGGAGCGTCTGGTTGGAACACCACGCCTTTGATAGCTGATACAGGTATTGATATTGAAGCACCATATCATACCATTCGGCGTTATTGGCCTGCTAGAGCAGGGGCTGCAAATGACATAACATTTAACAACCAAGGGATTTCTATTTTTGCTAAATGCGCTCAGACTGCCGCTGGTTTTCCGGCTTTTACGTTAGATCACTATGTTTCTGCAGCTGATGATTTTGCGCTTATTGGTTTCATTGATGTTCCAATTATGTATATTCATGCTACACAACCAGCAGCTACATAGTTGGACTCCGTCGGAAGACGTTAAATTCCCCTGTCCAAGGGTTATTGGATCGCTGGAGAGCGTGAACTCTTAAAACCTATCGGTAGCTAGATAGGTAGGCTATGGCCTTGAACAATTGCTAAATTTGTAATGAATTTTTCCTTATACAGTTGTTCAGGCTGTTGTAA